CATTAGATAAATTAATTTATCTTGCAAAGAAAGAGCTATTTGATAAATTTGATAAATACGCTTGTGTAAAAGACGATAAATGGTATTTAGATTTAAAACAATCCTCACAAATGCCAAAGGAGACGAAACCATGACTGATGAAAAAACTATTATTAGAATAACTGTAATAATGAATCATTTAAAACACACTATTAATCCAGCATTGAATAATATAGAATATCAATCTTGGTTAAAAATAGATCAACAAATTCAACATATTAAATTTAGAGATTGGGTTATACAAAGAGCAAATGAAAATATTATAAAGGAACTCTCTAAAACACCCACAAAGGTGAAAGAATAATGGAAAATGGTAAAATAATGTATTTAGCAAGTATGCTTGGAATATTACTTGTAATTGGTTTAATAAAACTTGGTTATATAAAAGAACTCTCCGAAAAGCCAAAGGATGTGAAAGAATGAAACGAATAATGAAATATTGGATTGCATTGTATTTGCGAAAAAGATTAGTTGTTAAAATACAAAAAGAACATATTAATCCAGAACTTGCACGTAAATGGAATATTGTTCAAGGGATTATAGTCACAAAAGGGAGGGTAAAAGTCAAATGGGGCAAAATATTAAGGAACAATTGAACAATCCGTCAGGAAAAGTGCCTGCTGATGACAAAAAGACCTATAATTTGCTATTTTCTGCAATTTGTGATGAATATGGGCTTGAAACTGCGGTTCCACAAATGGCAGCAAACAGAATGGCATCAACCTTGATGAGAATACATTATTGTGAAGAAAAGTTAAAAGAGTATGGACTTTTCATTATTGAAGACAAGCAAGTCCAAAAAATGAACCCAATAGCGTATTATTTGCGTGATTTAGAGTCAGAGTTTATGAAATACATAAGATTATTGAAACCAGTTAAAACCACAGAATTGACACCAAAGACATTTTTAGATTTGATAGATAATGGCAGTAAAAAAACTAGACCCAAGAAAAATACTAAGTGATCCAGCTTATTTTATAGAAAAGATCGTTTATGCAGAATCAGGGTGGACTTTAACCAAATTCCAGAAATTATGGTTAAAATTAATAGAGAAACATAAAAGGATTTGCTTTATGGCATTCCGTACATCGGGGAAAACCCGACAACTGTTTGTTAATTATTTTACTTGGAAAGCGTTGATTAATCCTAAAAAACAATATCTCATTATTTCTAAAACATTACCTCAAGCTATTGAAGTTTTAAAAGATATACGAATTACTATACTAACAACTCCAATTTTAAAAACAATGGTTCCATCAAATAAATCACAAAGTTGGTCAAGAACTGAATTAGAATTTAGCAACCATTCAAGGATATTGAGTAAGGCATATAATGACAACGTAAGAGGCTTACATGTTGACGGCCTTGGCTGTGATGAGATTGGAGAGTATGAAGACCATGAAATCCTAAAGAAGGCAGTTTTGCCTACTATAAGAGCAAAGAGAGGGTTCTTTGTTGGAGTTGGTACTCCAAAATCAGAATTAGACTTATTACATGAAATCGAAGCTGATCCAGGCTTCGCATCAATCTATTCTGACAGATTTCCAGCAGAAGGTTCAAAGGGTGATTTATTCAAACAAAGATATCCAGATGCAGATATTGTTCATACAACTGGTGCAGTTGAAATTAGGGATCATAAGAAAAAGACGTTACTTGAAACTTATGATAATTTGACTTGGTCTCAGGAATTTTTACTTAAACCAGTTTCTACCAAAGATAAGCTATTTCCAGATTATATGCTTGAAGCTTGTATGGACAATACACTTTCTTTCATTTATCAACCTGTTAATATGAAACAATATTTCATGGGTGTTGATTTCGCTATGTCAGCTAATTCTGGCTCAGATTATACTGTTATTACAATATTGGAAAAATCTCCCGGTTCAAATGCATTAAGAATTGCGTATATGGAACGATTTAGGGGAAGAGATTATATTTTGCAAAAACAACGTATTAAGGAATTATCAGATATTTATAGAATCACTAAATGTTTGGGTGATGAATCTTCTTTTGGTAAAACGTTCATATATGACTTAAAACGTGCAGGTGTGCCAATTGACGGATATACATTTCAAAAAAATGGTAAAGAAGAATTGATTAAAGCGCTAAGAGACCAATTTGAGAAAAAAGGATTTGTGATACCAACTGCAAAGACTGATGCACAATGTGTTCCAATGATGAGAATCATGGCAGATGAATTGACTAAGTTTGGGATTATATTTGATATGAAAAAAAAGAAAGTTAGATTTGAAGGAACAGGAAAACATGATGACACAGTAATTTCATTGGCATTAGCAAGTTTTATTGCAAGAAACATAACAATGGGCTTGTTTACTACTGTTAAAGGTCATAGTAGCAGACCAATAGTAATGATAAAATAAAAAGGGTTAAATAGTAAGCCATTTATAGTTTATGTATGGGCTTTTTTAATATATTTGAAAGTAAAAAGAAGACTGGTCAAGCAATTGTTGCTAAGACTGGAAATATTGGTTCTGATTTATTATCTAGAGAAGAAGATAGGTTTGAACAACTTAGAATTTTTGAATTAGCATATGACAGAGTTCCTTTAGTTCGTGCAATAGTTGATACTAAAGCTGACCAGATTGTCCAGGAATTTTATTTTAAAGGTCCGAGTGATAAAAAATTAGAATTATATTCTGATGAAGTTAATTTTCGTGAAAGATTACACCAGATTGCAAAATTAAAGGTTCTTTATGGTTGTGCATTTGTAGAAGCTACAGGCGAAGAAGATCTAAAAATAATGGACCCAAAATCAATGCATATCTGGAGAAAACCAACTGGTGATGTAATTGGTTATTCTCAAATTATATCTGATATGTATCTTATATTATGGGGTACTACAGGCAATCCTCAAAATGATCTTAAATACAAAAAAAGAATAGCTAAATTCGATAACATAATTCATTTTCCAAATAATAGTTTATCTGATTCTGATAAGTATGGAAGAAGTGATATTGCCCCATTAATGGAAATGTTGAATATCAAGGTTGATATGGAACATGATTTAAGGATAGTTATTCGAAAATACACAGCTCCATTGATTTGGGCAAAAGTTGGAACAAATGAGATGCCAGCTCAAGAAGGAGATGTTACATCAGTTTCTAATACGTTGGACAATCTTCAAGCTGAATCAGAAGTAACAACATCACATTTGGTAGATTTACAAGTTCTAGATTTTAATTCTAAAGGAATGGATATTGCAACACCACTTAAACACGTTGATCAACAAATAATAACAGGAAGTCAGATACCTCCTGTTTTGTTAGGAATTAATGATGGTGGAGATAAAGGTGCAGATGTTCAGTTAAGAAATATGGGGCGACACATTAAGTCGAGACAAAGAGAATTAAAGAATCAAGTTGAAGATAAAATCATCATAGGTCTAGGTTTGGGGACGAAAGAAGATAAAATGACATTTATTCCTGTTGAAGAACGGGAATGGGAAATGGAAACGGATATCTTACGAGGTTTAGTAACTGATGGAATTCTTACACCCCAAAAGGCTAACGACTTGCTCCCCCCAAAATTTTCTGAAGAGTTACCTGAAATAGTTAATCCATTAAACCAGAATGAAGTTGGGGAAGATGGGCAACAGATTCCTCGTGACAATCAGATGTCTAAAAACAAGATTTCTAAATTCTCAAACCCTCAAGACCCCACTCAAAAAAAAGAATCCAAAACTAGTAAGAAGCGGATTGATAAGAAGTTTAGGGAAAGATGAGAAGCAGAGTATTCGTAGCTACTTCATCTAAAAAGTGTGTTGATGCAAAAGGTATGCCAATATATAATGTAACTGGCAAAAAGGTTGCAGAACTAAATATGGATAATAATCCAATTAAACATCCAGAAGTTAAGACACCTAATTGGTATAAAGAATTCAAGGAGAAGATTATAAATGCTATTTAAATGCCCAGTTTGTGGAGAGAAACATATTGTTAATGACAGATGTGACAATAAAGACTATATTTGTCCGAATACTTCTGGAAGGATCAATCAAAAGACATTCCAAAATTTAACACCAACTGATATTCTTTCAAGGCCTGGTTACAATTATAACAAATCTAGTACCAAAATTGACGAGGCTAGACCTGCAACTATTATAGTTGGTGGTAAGCCTGATTATCGTAGAAGTGGAGAAAAGGTCGGAACTCTTAAGAGGAATTACTAATGGGACGAGTAACTGGCTATGAAGATAATTTGTCTGCTAAAAATAGTGGATTAAGAGAAGTTACTGTTTCAGCTGATGGAGATAAAGCAAGGGTGGATACTGCTTCTTTGATTGTAGATTCTGATGGTAATACGGTAATAAATACAGTCACAGATGGTGGAATAATAAAACAATTAGTACAAGATAATAATCGCAGTATTAATAGAAACAGGACAGGGTGGAGATGCGACAAATAATTGGGTATCGTTAAATGTCCAGTTCAATGAAGAAGTTACACTTAAAGCAGAAGATGAAGATAAAATGACATTGACAATTAACGATGATTTATCAGGACTATTATATTTAAGAGTTGGTGCAGGAGCAAAAGTAGAAACAAGATAGGTGGACAAGATGGAAAAGACAAAAATAACAGAATTATTGAACGCATTGGGAGAACAGTTTAAAGAAGCAATTAATTTAGTTGATCAACAAAAATCAATGATCCATAATCTGCAAGAAAAAACAAAGGGGTTAAATAGTACGCTAACTGGTAAAGAAGCAGAGATAAACGAATTGGTTGCAAAGATTAATAAATTTAAGAAAGCATTCCAAGAGGCGATGTAAATCATGAATAAAGAAAAACGTGAAATTAAAAATCTTGTATTTGAGTTTACTCCTGAGTATGATGTCATTGAAAGTACAAATAAAGAAGGTACTTGGTTAAAGATTGGTGGTACTGCTTTGGAAGAAGGGATCAGTCGTAATAAAAATATTTATTCTTATAAAAATTTAAAAGAAAATGATGGAAGATCAGTTAAATGGTTAGTTGGTCATCCGAAAAGTAATATTGAAGAACACATTGTTGGTAACGGGAAAGTATATTTAGATGGTGCAAAGTTGAAGCATGAAGGTATGATCCGGAATACAGCAAACCATCCAGATGTAGTCGAAGCAATCAAGGATAAATTCTTAGGACCTTCAATCCATGCTAGTGCGGAGAAGGTTGTCCAAACTAAAGAAGGATATGTTATTGAAGGATTAAGTATTAAAGGAATTGGACTTGTTGCATTTCAAGGAGTCAAAAATGCTACTATTGACTATGCGATAGCGGAGTCATTTGAACGGGCTGAAGAGAAGGTCATTGAGACCGATTTAAACAACGACAAAGGTGATAAAATGTCAGAAGAAGAAAAGCCAGCAGAAAAACCTGCTGAAGAAAAAGTGGAGGAAACGCCTTCAGAAGCAAAACCTCAAGAGTCTGTTTCTATCGCAGAAATCAAAGCTATTAAGGAAGAATTAGCTTCTCTTAAAGAAATTAGAGAAGAACTTAATGTTATGAAGTCTGAGAAAAAGAATGAACTCGTTGAGTCAATAGTTGCATTGAACAAAGATCTAAAGAAAGAAGATTTGGTAAAAGAAAGTCAAGAAAAACTTGAACTTATCAGAGAATACGAAACCAAGCTTTCAAAGAAAACTGAATCAAGTGCTATTGTAGAAGAAGATGAAAAACATTCAGAAGGTAAAATCATAGAACAAAAAGATGGTACAGTTTCTATGAGTACTGAATTGTATGAATCTTTCAACAAAGAAATACGAGATAGGGTGAGATAAATGGCACAAACAGGATTTATTCTATCAGATGAAGGAAGAACAATAACTGCTCGAAATAACAGTGGAACTACTGCTATCTTTGCAGGAGATATTGTTTATTCGTCTGGAACCGCTGACGTATTAACTGGAACAGCTGCATCTGCAAGAAACGCATATGGTGCAAGTGATATTCAAGTTAATCCATTGTCATTATCTGCAACAGGATATAAAAATATCATTGGTGTTGCAGCAGAAGACATACCAGCAGGAACAACAAACTACGGTTCGATTGCACTTGAAGGTGTATTTATACATCAATCAGGTGGAGCAATCACAGCAGGAGCTATGCTTCGAGGAACCGCATCAACAGCAAACAAAGTAGTTGCAATCGCACCTACACAAACAACGACTTATTCTCCAACAATTGGGAATATATCTTCGTACAAAGTCGGCAAAGCTCTATCAGGTGCCTCCGCAACAGGAAAGTACATGATCTGGAAGCTTGCACTATGAGGTGAAAAAGAATGCCAAGCCAACTATTAAGCACTGATACTGCAGATTTCGCAAGTTCAACAGCAGGAAGTTCAACAGGATCATATTTAGTACCTAGAACTTTACTTGGACAAGTAATGAATGCAGCAAGAAAAAATCTTATTTTGAGAGGATTAGCAGCTAAAGTCTTCGGGCCTTCATCAATTCCCGGTAGAACATTAGTTCTTCCATTGCAATCTGAGATTACATCAAGTACTGCTCTCCCAGTACAAAAAGTAGGAGAAGGTGGAGAAATACCACTTGGTCAAACACAATTCGAAAGCCTAACTTTAACACCTGTTAAATATGGTTGTAGAGTCGGTGTGACTAAGGAAATGCAAGAAGATGGAATCATTGATCTAATTTCGTACCATGCTGAGTTAGCAGGATATGAATTTGCAGATAATGAAGAAAGTTTGATTGTTGCAGCACTCAACGCAGGTTGTGCAGCTTCAAGTAATGAAGTTGCAAACAGTAACGCAACATTACCAATTTCGGATATTACCGCAGCTATGCAACAAATCGAATCTAAAAATTATATGCCAACTCATATGATTGTTGGAGTAGAAATTGCAAACGATCTAAGAAACATAGATTCCTTCAACGAAGCAGATAAGACAGGTGGTGCTAGTGCAGTTAACCAAAGACTTATCGGTAGTATTTTTGGAATGAAAGTTCTTGTAAGTAACAATGTTTCTTCAGTGTTAGCTTACTTGATTGATGCAAGTCATGCATTTGTTATTGCTGAGAAAAGACCTTTAACAGTAGAAAGGTATTCAGATGTAGCAAGAGATACAGGATTTGTAGCAGTTACGCAAAGAGTTGCAGTGTCAGCTTTGAGAACTTATGCAATGTCGGAAATAACGACTACTTAGGTAGTTTATTTTTTTTTATTATTTTTAAATATCCAAACAGGTGAAAATACATGGTAATGACTTATGGTATGAGAAATGGTCTGAATGGTGGATTGAGTGTTGACAAGGAAGTGATCCCTTCTAAAGTTGAAATAGGAGTTGGAGCACCAGGACACTCTGCACCAAAAGGAACAGTATATGTAGATTTAAACGCAACATTAGGAACAACATCACATTATAGGAACACAACTGGAGCATCAGTATGGGCTGCAATGAGTGATGATTAAATAAAATAACAAGGTGAAAAGAAATGGTTGAATCGAAAGACTTTATAGACATTACACCACCAGGTGTAGCAGAAAACGGAAAAGGAGTTGCAGGCAAATTAAACACTGTATTCCAAGATAGTGAATTAGTTGTTATCAGGGGAAATCCTGGCAGATTAACAAAAGAAGGTATTAATGAGAAAATAAGGATTTGGTCAAATTCTCACAATGCTCATATTAGAATATTTTATCAAACAATGAAACAACAATGTAAAGATGTAGCTCCATCAGGTATGAGTGAAAGTGGCGAAGTCATATTCGCACGTAGAAAAGATGGTTCTCCTCGTTGGTTGGGAACAGTAAAAAAGACCAAATATAAAGAGTCTAAAAAGAAAGACAATTAATGGTGATCTAAATGTATAAAAATGATACTGATGAAGAACTTAAGGCAAAGTTGAATAAATGGGAAGGATGCAATAAATACATTACTAAAGCAATAAAGGCAGAGATTAGTAAACGAAGCTACGCTAAAGTTATACCTAAAAAAGTTGAAAAACCTAAGCCTACAAAATTTAAATCTAAACCTAAAGAGTCAGTTGTCAAAACAAAGACTGCTAAAGAATATTTCAAAAAAGGTGATTAAACATGGGAGCAGGAGATGTTTCAGTTTATGGTCCAACAACGCCAGATAAATTAGATGCATTGATTACAGGTAATGGTGTAGTTGTTGCAGATGATATTACCATGTGTTCATATGGTATTGGAATGGTAGTTGTATTAGTAATTAAAGCAGCATAAGTATAGAAAAGGTGAGTGACATGAAATGGGTATTGAATACCAAGAAAGGAACGACAATAAGACATCCAACTTTGGGTGCGCTAGAAGGTGGAATTGCATATCCTATTGAGGATAAGAATATTCCTATGGCAAAGAACATAATTAACTTAATGATATTTGATGGATTTATAGGTGAACAATAATGACGGTTACTATAACAGATATTTCTTCTGATTTGGGAGAAATCTATGATGCAATAGAAGGTGGAACTACTGCTGTGAAATCAATACTTGGCAGAGCACAATCTTTTGTCTCAAGTATCTCAGCAGGAAGTGTTGATCATGATACTGTTATTAGACCTTTGACAGATGCAATGTGTGCTAACCAAGTGATTGGTGGTGTAGATTCTGTAAATAAAACTATTGGAACATTATCTGTTGGCAATAAAGACATGAATTCAATGAGAGGATATTTTAAAGATGAAGCTAAGAAAGCAGCATTCATACATGGATACTCTCTTGATGGATTAAATATTATATTTCAAGATTCAGCTGCTCAATAAATAGGGGTTAAATATAAGAACAACCCAGGTAATATTATATGAGTTTAGCAACAAATTTAAGAAAAGCAGCCAGGACATTGATGGATGATTTTGGCAATACTGGTTTAGTTTATACTTATTCAACGGCAACTAAAGTTGAAAATGATGAAGGTGATGTCTCAATTACAAGTTGGGGAACTGCTGCATCTGTTAAAGTTGTTGATGGAGATAATGCACGAGAAATATTAAGTGCAACAAGCCAAGGTCTTGAAACACTTGGTGATGATTTTAAACTAGTTCGTGATGATGTAGCAATTGTTACTAATGATTTAATTGTAATTGATTCAGTGAATTTCAAAGTAGTTGGAGTAGCACCAGTTATGTCACAAGATGTAACTATTATAATTCAACTGCAAGTTGCACGAGCAACAAGTATCACACAGTGGTGATATGACATTATTGACATTATTGTCAATATAACCTACAATGGTAAGCAAGAACACTTTAAGGACAGATGCATGGGATAGCATTTATACATATATCCAAACAACTAATCCAATTAGTACCAATAATATTTTTTCTGCTATGAACAGCACACTTGTTAGATCAAAAGGGTATCCTATTGTAATTATCACTCCACCTTCAGCTTCATTCAATAAACTTAGTGCAAATGGAGGTTATACTTCATCAGAGGTTTCGATGTTAATTGAAGTTTATGATGATAATGCTCAAGATTGCAAATTATTATCAGACTCAGTTACTGCTAAATTAATGGCAGGTAGAACTGTATTTGCTGGTCAAAGATTAATGAACATGAACATTGAAGGAGGCGATTATGATACTTGGACTGATGGAAAGAAAAAGATTCATCGTATTAGTTTCAATGTATTGTTTCGATATATTGCTGAATGAATATTAATATAAATATTCGTGGAATAAAAGCTGTTCAAGGATTGATAGATCGTGGAGCTCGTAAAGTTAAAAAGCTGTCAATGGATCTTCCTGTAAAAACAGCAATTGCACATAAGGAAAATGTTCGTACTGAAATTACTAAAATGCCACATTATTCAAGTCCAAATCACAATACTCCGCCATTGTTGAGTAATTTACGTGGTCCTGAACTTAAGTCAGGTAATACAGCTCGTGTTTGGATGGCTCAAACAGGACAATATGATTTACCAAATATCATTGAGGAAGGAGCAAATGCACATTTCCAGCCAAACCATTGGTGGTTCAAAAATCATGAACATCCAGGAATGAAAGGGAAACATTATTGGAGGAACGCAACGATTCGTACCTTTGAACAGATTGACAAGATTATTGATGCTGAGACGAAAGATTTGTTAAAATAAAATAAAACACGGAGGAAATACAAATGACATTACCAGACCACTTTGAAGGAGAAGACGTGATAATTACTTTGCAAGAAGAATCATCTACCGTCATATATAACATGGAAGGAAAGATGCTTAGTTGGAATATTGGAGGAGGTTCTCAACCAACTGAAGACATTTATGCTTTCGGAAACAAAACATTTAACTTTCAAAAACCTAGAGAAAAATTCACATTATCATTTGAAGTAATACTTGATAGTTTGAATTTCGATATGGTACAATTTGGAAGTAGTTCAACTGGTGCAGCTATCGGTTCAATGAAAGGAAAAGTTGTAAAATCATCTGATGCAACAAGTAGATGGCGAATCATGTTTTGGTTTCAAAAAGCATCTAGTCATCTTAAAACAGGAAATGTTGTTGTACCAAGTAAGGCAGAATCTTGTTATAGGATAATTTGCTGTGATGTTAAGTCAGTAACATTCGATAAAGAGTTTAGTGCAGAAGATTATTTTAAAGGAACATTGAATTTAGAGTTTTCTTCAACTGATAGCAATGGTTATGCAAACTTATTTATGGAAGAAGGTATTGGAACAGGAACAACTACTGGTGGAACAAACGGATCACTTGCAAGTTTAACAGTTGCAACAACTGCTGCAAGAGGGAAGGATTTAATTGTTGACGCTAAAGGTTACATGGATTGGTCAGTCACAACTACACGTTCATGGAATGGCGGAAATAGTACAACCAAATACAGATATATTGAGTAAATTTTATTTTTTTTATTTTTTGAATTGATTGATGAGAAGGTGGATGAAATGAATATTGAGAAAATTGGTAAAATACCAAAAAATGAACCTAGGGTTATTGTAGTAATACCTTATATTAACAAAGAATTAGCAATGAAAGCAGGTAGAATACATCAGTCTAGAGCAGGTATGGCTGTTGAAGTTTATCTTATAGAAGATACTCATAAAGAAGGATGGGTTACTATTTGCAACAGGGCTTACAGAGAGCTTGATTTTGATTACTTTATTTATTCTTGTGATGATTATTTTCCTGGCAGAAACTATGCTATATATGCATATGCTACACTTGTAAAGTCAGGTAAGGCAGTGTGTGCATTTAATGATGGGAAATGGAATGGTAAAATTGCAACTGTTGCATTAGTGAAAAAGAAAGATTGGTATCCAGTGTATCAGGGAGATTTATTTCATACAGGATATAAAATGCACTTTGCAGATTCAGAATTGACTGATGCTGCTAAACATTATGATCTGTATGTATATCAACCAGACGCAGTATTAATAGAAGCTGATTATTTTAAAGACAATAATCCACACATTAATCCACCAGACAGAAAAAGATATCTTACCAGGTTTACTCCTTGGAAGAAGGGATTCAAATGAATATTCTAATTACAGGTGGGAATGGGTTTATTGCACATCACATGATATTATATTTTTTAGAGAAGACAGAACATACAATCTATACAACGTATCGGTCTAGTCGTGAAAGAATACCATGTTCTTCAAGAGTTAAGTTAATGAAGATGAATTTAAATGAAATGCATAAATGGGATGATTGTGAAAATATGGATTTCATTATTCACATGGCTGCTAACACTTGGGTAGATGGAAGTTTGAAAGATTGTATTCCTTTTATTGAAAGTAATGTTCTTGGAACAGGACATTTACTTGAATGGATCAAGAAGAATCAACCACGTGCAAGAGTTTGTATGTTTTCAAGTGATGAAGTATTGGGACCTGCAAAAGAAGGAGAATACTTTAAAGAAGATGCACCATTGAAACCTTCAAATCCATATTCTGCAACTAAGGCAGCTCAAGAAATGTTAGCACATTCGTTTGTTAATTCATTTGGATTAGATATTTTTATTGTAAGAAGTATGAATGTGATTGGCGAAAATGAAAGTGAAAATAAGTTTATTGGAAAAACAATTAAGGCAATAAGAGAAGGTAAGAAAATAACATTACATGGAACAGGTTCTGATAATGTTGCATCAAGACATTGGATTTATGCAAGAGATGTCGCTCAGATGGTACACTCTTTATTCACAAGGGCTAGAACGGATGAAATATATCATATTGTTGGTAAAGAAATGGATGTGTATAAACTTAGTGAGAAACTGGTCAAATTAATTACAGGGAGAGATATATCAGATAATGATGTTGAATTTATTGATTTCCACAAAGCAAGACCAGGCCATGATAAAAGATATTCTTTAATGAATACAAAAATACCTGATGTGAGTACTCCGATAGATGATGTATTAAAATTAATGGTGGGTGAATTAAATGACAACTAAATATATGCAGTCTGCTTATAATCCATTCAATAGTCAAGCAAAGATGTTGAAACATTGGAGTAACTTAGATATGTATGTTAGGCATGGAGATACTATGCCAATTATGATTGAAGTTAATTTGAGTAGCAATTGTCTTTTGAATTGTGCTTGGTGTATATCTGGGAATACTCATAAGAAAGAATATATTGATACACCTAAATTGATGAAATTTTTGAAAGAGTTTAAATCTGTTGGCGGTAAATCAGTTAATTGGTCAGGTGGTGGAGAACCAACAACTCATCCTGATTTTGAAAGGATAGTTTTAGGCACTAAAGACATTGGACTTGATCAAGGATTAATGACTGCAGGCACGTTTCCTACAACATTAGTTAATGCAGTTAATTTATGTGACTGGGTTAGATTTTCTGTTGACTATAGTGATAAAGAATTATATAAAAAAAATAAGGGAGCAGATATGTTGGATGTTGTTAAACGGAATATAGAATTAGTTACTGTCAAGAAAGGATTAAATGTTAATCTTTATGCAAGACCTAAATTTTTAAAACAAGTTAATGGAGTATGGGACTTGGCACAAAGAACAGGATGTGACTATATTCAAGTGAGACCAATCCTTCCAAGAAATTATATGTCAGAAAAATTAACAGAAGATCACAGAAAACATATTCTTGCACAAATTAAATTTTTTAAAACAATTGATGGTAAAGTTCAAGGCAAAACAAAGATTACGTTTTCTTGGGACAAGTATTATGACTTGGTCAAGAAGGATTATGGTAGGACTTATACAAAATGTAAAGGGCATATGTTTGAACCAGTAATTGATTCCAATGGAGATTTGTGTGTTTGTATGTATTTTTTAAGGAACAAGGATTTCATTATGGGCAATATTTATGAACAATCATTTTCTAGAATTTGGAATAGTCAACGTAGAAAGGAAGTTAAAAAGATGTGCAACAATTTGGATTTTTGCAAATGTCAAGTTTGTTGCAAGTGTCATGAGATTAATAAGTTGTTAGATTTTATTGACAACGCAAAGTTAGAAGATGTGAATTTTATATGAGGTGGTTGAATTGGGAAAAGAAATAAAGTTTTGTAATGTTCTGGGCGGTAATCATATCCCTGAAAATATTAAAGATTGTTTGATGGAACAACCTGCAAGGTCAGGAATGTATAATTGGATATTCGTATTCAATGGAGAAATAAAACCATATGACATAGTGAAAAATAATTTAGAAGATTATGATGTTATTCAAGTTAATATGGCGCCATCTGATCAAGTTATTATTCCAGAAATTCGTAGAAGGTTAGGCAATAATAGTAAAACTAAACTTGTAATTAATAATGATTATGTTTGTGAGTATTGGGAGAAGTGGGGACAAGACCCATATTACTTTGACAACATTCAGCGTATGGGCGATATGGTATTTAGTACAGAACCACATCAAGTTTCAAATATGATTGAAGGTGCATTTGTCATACCCCATCCTACTAATACTAAATATTTAAAACAATTAGGTACTGCTGTTGAAAGTAATTCAATTGGATACATATATCATTGGTGGAACCCACAGACTTTACTTCCTTGGAGACTTCTTGAAAAGGTAAAGAAGATACATGGTATTGACAAAAGTGCAGTCTATGGACATACTCACAGACCAGAAGACTCGTATGCCAAAATGAAAGGTTATCTTTTTG